TTTCAAGTTTTACAGAATATTTATCAATAAATAAATTTTAAACAATTAAATTAAAAAATGGCAACAGCAAACAAAGTATTCGTTTCTCCAGGTGTTTATACCTCAGAGAGAGATTTATCTTTTGTTTCACAAAGTGTTGGTGTAACTACTTTAGGTATTGTGGGAGAAACTCTTAAGGGTCCTGCATTTGAACCTTTATTCATCACTAATTATGATGAATTCCAAACTTATTTTGGAGGTACGTTACCTGAGAAATTTGTGAATACACAAATCCCAAAATATGAGGCAGCATATATTGCTAAATCATATTTACAACAATCTAATCAATTGTATGTAACAAGAATTTTAGGTCTATCAGGTTATGATGCAGGACCATCTTGGTCAATAACCACAATTGCAAATGTTAATTGCAGTACGGTTGGAATTACAGGAGGGACATCTTTCTCTATTAATTTCACAGGTTCAACTGCGTCTACATCATCTGTGAGATTTACCTCATCGGTTCCAAGTGTAATAAGTGGAAACACATATTATACTAACGCTTACACACAATTTGATGGTGGAACATCTACGATTTTAGGTGATTTACAAACACAATTATATAATATTTTAGTTACTAATAGTACATCAGGAACTTCGGCTTATTATTTTGGACCAGTTTCAGGTACTCAGGTAACTGCAAATATTGCTGCGGGTTTAACTGCATCAACTAATGTATTTGATGTTAACAGTATAACCGCATCAACAATTAACTATTGTTCAGGAACAAATGACGCTTGGTTCTACGCGAATTTCGTTCCACCAACTAATGGTAATGCATATTATGGTAACTCATATTATACAAGAGTTTCTTCATTATCGGGAACATCAGGTGCCTATAGCGGTAGTGTATCAGGTTTCTATTACGGATTTTCAGGTACAAGTTATTCAGGATATAATAATCTTGTTGTTGCAACTTTACGTTCAAGAGGTATTACTCAATACTCAACAACTTTACATGGACCTCAATATCAAGTAACAGGCACTTCAAATGTAACAATGATTGGTACTGGTAGTTACTCAGGAATAAGTCAAAATCCTTACTCAACTTTTTTAATTTCAGGTAAAACTTATAATAATAACACATTTAGTTTTGAAACATCATTTACAACATCAAAATCTAACTACATCAGTAGTGTATTTGGTGTTGAAAACTTCGCTAAAGACAGAACTGAAGTACCTTTATTTGTTGAAGAAAGATATTCAACAATGTTGGATTATGCTTATAGTCAAGGTTATATTCGTGGATTAAATGCTAATAACTTTATTTCTTTAGGTGATGCAAGAACTTCAACAAATCTTGATACAACTGGTTTCTATTTAGAAAGATACCAAACTCCGTCATCTCCTTGGGTTGTCTCTGAACTTAGAGGTAATTTAGTTTATAAATTATTCCGTGTTTATACTATTCCTGATGGAAATGCCGCAAACAGAGAAGTTAAAATTTCTATTGCAAATATTTCATTTAACAATGGAACATTTGATTTGATAGTTAGAGATTTCTATGATACTGATGCTAACCCAACAGTTATGGAGAAATTCACTAATTGTACATTAGATGCAACAAGTAACAGTTATGTGGCTAAAAAAGTTGGTTCTATTGACGGTGAATACGCAATTCTTTCTAAATATATTATGTTAGAAATGAATGAAGAAGCTCCGTTAGATGCTCTTCCTTGTGGATTTGAAGGTTTTATAACAAGAAGTTATACTAACGGTACATCTCCTTTCCCAATTTATAAAACACACTACGCAATCCCTGGTGAAATAATTGCTAATCCTCCATTTGGTAATTCTGCTGGTAGTGATAACGCAATCACTAGTCCTGGTGATAATAAAAGAAGAACTTATTTAGGTATTTCATCTTCAGTAGGTGTTGATGCTGATTTCTTCGACTATAAAGGAAAACAAAGACCGATTGGTGATTTGTGTGAAGAAGGAACTTACAATAACTGGCCAAACACAACAAAAGGTTTCCACATGGATAGTGGAGCAACTGTTGTAATGGTAAGCGGTATGACACAATTTGAAGTTGGTGACGGTTCATTTAGTTCTGAACCAACAGATGCAGAAAATCCATATTACTTCTTATACTCAAGAAAATATAGTTTCTTAGTACAAGGTGGTTTTGACGGATGGGACATTTATGAAGAAAAACGTGGTAACGGTGATTCATACATGTTAGGTCAAACAGCTTTCAAAGCTGGTTTTTGTCCACAAGCACCATATCCAACATCAACAGGATGGGGTTCATTTAAAATCATCACTATTGAGGATGGTACAAGAAGTTATGGTAATACTGACTATTATGCATACTTGTTAGGTATTAGAACATTTGCTAACCCTGAGGTTACAAATATAAATGCTCTTGTAACACCTGGTGTTGATTATGTTAATAATAGTGGATTAATCGAGTCGGCTATTGACATGATAACAAATGAAAGAGCGGATTCAATCTACGTTTGTACAACTCCTGACTTTAACCTATTACAAAACTCAACTTCTATGGATAATTTAATTTACCCACAAGAGGCAGTTGATAATTTAGAACAAACAGGAATTGACTCTAACTACACAGCCACTTACTACCCATGGGTTCTTACTCGTGATACTGTAAACAATACTCAAATCTATTTACCAGCAACGGCTGAAGTTACTCGTAACTTAGCATTAACTGATAATATAGCCTTCCCATGGTTCGCGACTGCGGGTTACACAAGAGGTATTGTAAATGCGGTTAGAGCAAGAAAGAGATTAACTCAAGAAGATAGAGACACTCTTTACAAAGGAAGAATTAACCCAATCGCAACTTTCAACGATGTTGGAACTGTAATTTGGGGTAACAAAACTCTTCAAATTGCGGATTCAGCGTTAAATAGAATTAACGTTAGAAGATTGTTGTTACAAGCTCGTAAATTGATTTCTGCGGTGGCTATCAGATTGTTGTTTGAACAAAATGATAACACAGTAAGACAACAATTTCTTGACTCTGTTAATCCAATCTTAGACGCTATCAGAAGAGACAGAGGTTTATACGACTTCCGTGTAACAGTACAAAATACTCCTGAAGACTTAGATGCTAACCAATTAGTAGGTAAGATTTATATCAAACCAACTAAAGCATTAGAGTTCATCGATATTGAGTTCTTGATTACACCAACAGGAGCGTCTTTTGAAGACATCTAATTAAATAAAATTTAAAAAGACCCTCACAGAAATGTGGGGGTTTTTTATTTACATAATATTTATAGATATGAAAATGTTTTTAGTAGAAAAATTTGAAGAAGAAATTACACCCGATTTAAAGTATTACGCTTTTGACTGGGATGATAATATCCTTACTATGCCAACACAAATAATACTTCGTACCGAAGATAATGAAGAAGTTGGTATGTCCACGGAAGATTTTGCGGAATATCGTGTAAAGGTTGGAGTTGAACCTTTTGAATATAAGAAAAAAACTATTGTAGGGTTTGCTGATGACCCGTTTAGGAACTTTGGTACCAAAGGTGATAAAAGATTCATCATAGACGCAATGATGGCTAAAATAGGTCCTGCATGGGACGATTTTGTGGAAGCAATTAACGGAGGGTCAATTTTTTCGATTGTCACAGCAAGAGGACATTCACCATTGGCTTTACGTAGAGCAATCGAAAATATGATTGAAACAAATTTTAAAGGAATATCTAAAAAAGAATTGGTTAAAAACTTAAGAAAGTTTAGAAAATTTGCGGGTGAAGAAGATATGAAGGATAAAGAACTTATAAACGCTTATATGGATATGAACAAATATTATCCTGTGACATTTGGAGCCGGTTCAGCACAAAGTCCCGAAAAAGGAAAGGTTGATGCTTTAAGAGAATTTCAAGGATATGTAAAATATTTGGCGAATATACTTAAAAAACCAGTAATGTTTAAAGATGATATAAGTAATAATTTTATTCCTACAATAGGATTTTCAGATGATGATTTAAGAAATCTAGAAAAAGTTAAAGATGAATTATCAAAAGACCCAGAAAATATTATTCAAACAATATCAACACATGGTGGTAAAAAGCAAAACTATTAATATTTATAAACTGGACTTATAGCAAGTTTGGATAAAAAAAACCTTAAAGTAAATAGAAAAATTTTCAATAGGGACTATTTATAATAAAATAAAAGAAAAATTTAAAACAAAATAATATGGCTGATTTACTGATGAAAATGCCGATACCCTACGAACCGAAAAGGAAAAATAGGTTTATCATGTCTTTTAATGACTTGGGTATTAACGAATGGTTTGTAGAATCTACAAGTAGACCTTCTTTAACGATTAACTCTACTGCGATTGATTTCTTAAATACTAAAACTTATGTTGCAGGTAAGTATGAATGGGGAGAAATCTCTGTAACTTTCCGTGACCCAATCGGACCTTCTGCTTCACAAGCGTTGATGGAATGGGTTCGTTTACATGCTGAATCTGTGACAGGGCGTATGGGATATGCCGCAGGTTATAAAAGAGATATTTTCTTAAGTTTATTAGACCCAACAGGTGTTGTAATTGAGAAATGGGTTCTTAAAAACACATTCCTTACAAAAGTTGATTTCCAAGGATTGTCTTACTCTGAAGATGGATTGGTAACTATCCAAGCGTCTTTGAGACCTGACTATTGTGTATTATTATATTAATATACTTTACTACTTTATATTCAAACCCACAAAAGTGGGTTTTTTTATTTACAATAAATAAGAATAAGGTATTTTTCTAATAAAAAAACTATGAGTGACAATATGAATCAAATGCACTTGGACCTTCCACACGATGTGGTGTTATTACCAAGTGAGGGAAAATATTATAAAAATAAGAAAAAATCTGTTAAGGTTGGATACCTAACCGCTGCCGATGAAAATATTTTGGCGTCGGTTGGTAATTTAAGTGGTGACCAAATCATTACTAATTTAGTTAGAAGTAAATTATATGAACCTGATATTAGACCTGAAGAAATGATGGAGGGTGATTTGGAAGCTATTTTAGTTTTTTTAAGAAACACTTCATTTGGTGCAAATTATGATTTTACTTTAATTGACCCTGAAACTGATAAGAAATTTGAACATAGTGTACAACTTGACGCATTGGACTTTAAAAGAACTGAGGTTGAACCTGATTTTGAAGGTTTAATTTCTTTGGTTTTACCAAAAACAAAAAAAGAAATTAAAATAAAATTTTTAACATATGGGGAGTCACAGAGTATTAATCGTCAAATTGATTCTTATCCAAAAGGAATGATTTCACCTTCAGTAACTTTGAAATTGACTAAACAAATTGTTGAGGTTGAAGGTAACCGAGAAGAAAGTGCAATTGCGGATTTTATATCTAAAATGCCAATCATGGATTCAAAATACATAAACAACTTCATTAGAGAAAACGAACCTAGGTTGGATTTAGTGAGAGAAATAACAGCCCCATCTGGAAAAAAGGTACTCACCCGTGTGACCTTTGGGGCGGAGTTTTTTCGCCCTTTCTTCTGAGTATTTAAAAAATTTATTGGACCAATATTATCTTTTGGCATCCAAATTAAATTTGTCTTATTCCGATTTCATGAAAATGCCGTCTTATCACCGTAGATACTTGGTTGATAGGGTGATTGAAATTAATACGCCTAAAAACGAACAGTAAGTTATTTATATAATAAAGAGTAAACTATGCTATATTATCAATTAGGAGGAGACGCAACACCTGAGTCAGACCCGTTAGGTTCGTTTTTTAAAACAGGTGGTGCACAACCATTCTTTGACATGAAAAAAGGGTTTGAAGGTATGTTAAAAACTGTTCAATCGATGGACGTTGAAATGGCTAAAGTTGCTAAAACCATGGGTGTTAGTACCGCTCAAGGGTTGGCTTTAAAAAATAACTTTAGTTTAGCTTACCAAGAAGTTGTTGATTTAGGTGGTAAACTAAGTGATGTTACTGGACAACAGGAAGCTCTTTTAAATGTTACAGGTCGAAACTTAATTTCTCTTAAAGAGCAATCCGCAGAATTATTTGCAGCGGTATCTGTAACAGGAGTAAAGGGTGAGGTTTTAGAAGAAACATTTCGTAACGCTGGTATGGAAACCGCACACATTGCTGAAAATGTGTTAACAATGGTTCGAGTATCCAATCAATTAGGGGTTAATGCTCAAGCAGTTGCTGCAACTGTTACTACAAATTTAGATAAATTAAATAGATTTGGATTTACAAATGGTGTTGAAGGATTAGCAAAAATGGCGGGAAAGGCTCAGGCTTTAAGGTTTGATATGAATGAAACCTTAGATTTGGCAGATGATTTAATGAGTCCTGAAAAAGCAATTGAAATGGCAGCTGCAATACAAAGATTAGGTGGAGCCGCAACCGCATTAACTGACCCTTTAAAATTGATGGATTTAGCTCAAAATGATGTCGGTGGACTTCAAGACGAACTTGGTAAATTGGCTAAACAATATACATATTTTGATGAAAAAAGTAAAACTTTTCAGATTATGCCTGGCGCTCGAAGACAACTTAATGAAGTTGCAAACGCATTAAGTATTGATAGAAAAGAATTTGAAAAAATGGCATTGGAGACATCAAAATTAGAAGATAAAATGTCTAAAATAAAATTTTCAGGTTTAGACATATCAAAAGAAGACCAAGAACAACTTGCAAATCTTGCTCAATTAAAAGATATTGGTGGTGGTAAAAAAGAATACGTCATTAATTATCGAGATGACAAGGGACAAATGCAACAGGCGGAATTGGCTAATCTACAAAAAGAACAATTAGACGCTATTAAAAAACAAACTGAAGCTGACGCAGCCGCTGCTGGTGAAGACCCTCAGAAACAATTAATTAATATTGCTAAAGACCAATTAGGTGAATTTGGTCGATTGGCCGCAGCTCAAGAAAAAATTTCAAATACTTTTGCAACCACATTAGGGGGGTCTAAAGCGGGTCAAGCTCTTTTAAAGAAAGGTGCTGATGAATATAGTGCTTTAGCTATTGACGTAGAAAAGGCGTTTGGTCCTAATTCAGTATTTAAAACTAAACTTGACGAATTTGGTAATGATGTTGGTAAACTTGGAAATCTTTTAGTTAAATTAATGACAGGAGATTTTAAAGAAATTGCAACGACTATGGGAAGTTTAAAAGATGTTTTAGGTCAGGGTGTTGCTGATTTTGGAAAAAGCATATTTGACAGATATGAAAAAGCATTAAAAGAACAAAAACTGGCAGTTGATAATTTAGATGCTGATATTAAAACCGCAACGTTTGATTTTGCTAGCCTTGATGTTATTAAAAACGCTTTAGAAGCAGCTAAAACGGCTCTTGGTATTTCTGGTGGAGACGGATTTAAATCCCCAAGGGTTGGGGGTGATACTCTTAAAACACCTTCAGGTGATATAGTTTTACATGATAAAGATTATTTTTTAGCTGCAACTCAATTACCTGATGTATTACAAAAAAGTGTTAATAAAGGTTTAATGGATGTTTTAAAAATCCAAAGTCAATCTATGAACGCAGCAATGATGTCAACTAATACACAAACTCAACCTCAGGTTCAACCACAAAAACAAGAAGTTACTCACACAGTTAATTTTAAAGTATCTGTTGACACTCCAAGAAATAAACTAACTGACATGTTAGTTGAAGAATTACCTAAAAACCCAACCTTGATGCAATATATTGTTAAACACTTTGACAATACAAAAACTTCAAATGGAATGATAGTTAAAAAATAAAAAAATACCAAGTCATTCTATTTATTAATAAAATCACCCAATGAGTGAAAGCGCTTTAGATTATTCAAATTCAGAGTTTTTTAGGAATCGTCTTGTTACAAGAAACCTACAACCATATAACGTTGAAGGTGCTTTCCAATCTTCTATTTCTAATCCATATTACGAAACTAATATTAGTGATAATTCAGTAATTGATTCTCCAGATGTTAATAATGAAATTTTTACTGAGGCTCAACAAGAGATTATTCCAAATCAATATGGACCTACAGGGGGTTTCCAAGACGCATCTGGATTTATTAATAAGACAACAGGACAAGTAAACGAAAATTCAAGTAATCAATTAGAATATTGGCCGTTACAGAACGATACCAATATGGACTTGATTAATGAACAATGGATTGATTTAGCTGAAGTAAGTAATCGATATATCCCTAACGGTGGTTATGAAGGTTTATTTTTTACTGACACAAAAATATTATCAAAAAATGGTGGAACAAGTGATTACAATCCATTAAATTTACCGTTTGTTGTTGGAAATTATTCTTTGGCGGATATCATTTTCGGTTCAGATAATTTAGTACAACAAGATTCTTATTTATTACAAATATCGGTAATTGAATTAAGAAAATCTTTTCAATATAGAGTTGCCCAAGAACTACAAAAAACAAGTGTAGCTAATAATTTATCAATTAATAGTAATCCTTTACAATCAAGTTTATTGGCGACTAATCAAGCACAGTTAAGTTATTTAGATTATCATATTACAGTCCCTGATGGTATTGGTGATTTTGTTGTTAATTTAGCTCAAAGAATAACTGGAACGTATTTACCTTATTCACCAATTGAGGGAGATTACTTTAATTTTACACCAAGACAACCTAAAACGGGACTTGGTAGATTTGTACAAAGATTAAGTAACAACGATGGTAATGCTTCTGTTAAATTTTTAGCAAACACAGGTGGCGGTCAAAAATCAATTTTATTTGCCAATTTAGAATACAACCGATATAGTCCAAACTATGATAGAAATATTACTAAGGCTGGACAATTGTTAAATAACATATTTGGTAATATTGGAAAAAATGAACAAGATAATAGTGGTAATTTATATGTTGGTGGTAAAGACGAATTAAGATATACAACATCACCTGCAGGTCAAACACCTGACAATGGGTATGGAGAACCGACTGGTGCGGTTGTATTAGGTCCTGATGCGGTTGGTAAATTATATGAAGGAAACCAAAACTTAAATTTTGGATTAAATGATAACAACACTGTTGTTGGTGGATTTGTTTGGACAAAAACAGGGTCGGAAGAAATTGGTATAAAATTTGGCCCTGAAGGTGAACAATTTGGTACTGATAATAGTAATAACGTCGCAATTAATTTAACAGAAAGATATTCATCATCTTTAGAATACAAATTTAAAAAAGGTTCATTATTAGATAATACTCAAAGATTAATTGACTCAGCTCCGGCCAGCGGATTGGCTAGAAGATTACATGCAGGTAATGCTATCAATCAAATTTCAAAAGTTTTTAATGATGGATATAAAGAATTAACAAAAGGTTCTAAAGTTATCAGATATCAAAATGTTGAAGGTAAATTAATTGGCAAAGAATACGGTAGATTATTTACAAAAGACAAACCATATCAACTATACCAAGATTTACAAAGTACGGTTGCAAATACCACTAGTAGCGAAACAAATGGTAATATAAGAAGATTTAATAACTCAGTACTTGACTCGACTTATAATTTAAACATTGCTCCATTAAAAGGACAAGGTTCTACAAATATAGTTAATGGGCAAGTTAAGAAATACATGTTCTCAATTGAGAATTTGGCGTGGAAAGGAAGTGCTTTGTTTAATGATTTACCTGGATGTGAGAAAGGTCCTAATGGTGGAAGAATAATGTGGTTTCCACCTTATGATTTAACATTTAGTGAAACTGTTTCACCTGGTTTTGATACAACCTCATTTTTAGGCCGACCCGAACCAATTTATACGTATAAAGATACAAGTAGAAGTGGTTCGATATCATTTTCAATTATTGTTGACCACCCTTCAGTTTTAAATTTAATTGCTAAAAAAGAATTACAAAATGATTTAACAGATAAAAAAGATTCAGTAATAGAGTCGTTTTTTGCTGGTGCTGCAAAATTTGATTTATATGAATTGGCTAGAAAGTTTGCGACTTTAGATATACAGACATTAAAAGAATTACAAGAAAGTGTTCTTTCAAGTAATAAAACTTCGGCTGAACAGTTGGCATCTGTTAGTCAAGATTTAAGTGGGATTAATTCAATCGCAAACAATTTACCTAATTTTTCGGATTTTCAGGGGTTTGGTGGATATTTTCCACAGTGGGATTCTACGATTAAAACTACTGATTATGAAACTGTTTATAATGGTTATATTAGTCAACAATCGGTCTATGAATCAAATCCTGATAAAAACAGAGTTTCTAATCAATTTCCTGTAATAACTTACAATTATGAAAAATTAGTTGAGTTAAGAAGTAAAATTTTAGAAGCGGTTACATCACAAAATTGTGAAATAGTAATAGAAATGAATGGTCTTCGTTTCCAACCGGCAGACTCAACAAATAGTATTAATCGAAATAAAGATTACATTGAATCTATAAAATTGTTTTTTTCAAATTTTACAGACAGTAACAATAAAAAGTTATCGTCGTTTATTTTAGATGGGACTGTTAAATTTATTGATTCAAATTTACTTTTAACGACCGCTGAAGTTAAAGGTAATGGTGTATCAACAGCAATAAATTGTTCGATTGTATTAACTGGATGGACTCAAAACTATAGTTTAGAAGCGATGTGTTCGAGGTACGTAAGTATTAAAAATATTACTGTTAATTCTAAAAATCCGTCGAATGTAAACGCTGGGTCATCTACTAATTCTCAGAATATTGCGAATCAAAATGCTAATAACGGTTTACCAATACCGAGCAGTACCGCTCTTGATAAAAAGAATTTAAGTAAAAGATTATTAAGAACAAAACTTTTAAATGAATGTGATTATTTTGAAGTTTTAAAACAAACTGACCCATTTGCGTATACATCAATTTCGGATAAATTAAAATACTTCCAACCGGCATTTCACGCTATTACTCCTGAAGGATTAAATAGTCGATTAACTTTCTTACAACAGTGTACGAGACCTGGTAACACAATACCTGTTATTAATCAACAAGGTCAACAAGATACTTCAACATCAACATTTAATACTAATTTTGGTACACCACCAGTATTAGTACTTAGAATTGGTGATTTTTATAATACAAAGGCAATTCCCGACACGTTACAAATTTCATATGAAAACTTAGATATTAATCCTGAAGGTATTGGATTACAACCAATGATTGCAAAGGTAACTTTAGGTGTTAAACTTATTGGTGGTAGTGGATTAAAAGGGCCTATTGATAGATTACAAAATGCCTTATCATTTAATTTCTACGCAAATACCGAAATGTATGATGAAAGAGCTGACGTAACTGAACTTACTGATAAATTAGATGATGCTCTGTTCAATTCTATTGTTTTAGCAGAACCGTTAGCAACAATTAATGATTTACAAAATATTCCTGAGACAAATAAAACAATTGGTGATATTTTAACAACAGTTGCTTCAGGTCTAACACAAACAGGTACAATTCAGTATAAAAGTTTTTTTGATAATTATATTACTCAAACACAAAATTATTTTTCAACAACTTTAGATTTTATTGGTAGTTCAATTAAGAATTACAATTTTGGAATTTATTCTCAAATGACATTTGATAGAAATTTTAAAAATGGAACCGTTAAACTTTCAGGATTAACGCAACAAACTAATATCTATGGCAAACCAAGTAGAATTAGTGAAAATTTAACTGAAGTTGCCAATCAATTAAAATCTGACATTGATGATGAAACTGAAACAATTATAAAGGCATTAAATGATGAAAATGGTATTACAAATCTTGCTGTTAATAGAGTAAAAGATAATTATAAAAATTTAATCGACTCTAAAATTAATAATGCGTTTAGTAATGTTAATTCAGACTCTCAAGATTTTGCAAATAAACAATCACAATATATACAAAATATTGAAAAATTAAATTCAATAGTTGGAGGTCAGTTAGATGGTAAAATATTGGCAAATGGGGTACCTAAAGGATATTTAATATCAATTGATAGTACATTTAGTAATGATTATTCTTTAGTTTGTTCAGGTATTACAAATTTTTATAATTTACTATCAACAAAACAATTTTTACCAAGTACTGGAGCGCCGTATTGTGAGTTTGTTAGTTTATTTGTTGATGGAAGTAGTCCACTTAATCCAAATTCAGACAATCTTTTATTTACATTATTTTATGATGATTTAAAAGATAATACAAAACGACAACAATTTATTAGCGGATTGACAACAAATTTAATCCCGAGTAGTTCTGGTTCCGTAATAAGTATAGTTACCCAAAAAACGGATAATTTAACCACCGCATTTGATAATTGGAATACACAAATTCTCAAAAATTTTAACGAATTTAAAAGTAGTCCTGAGGTAAACCAATATTTAAATTATAACCCACAAATTAACGGAGTGTCTATAAAAGGGAAGGATAGAATTTATAATTATAATACATCAGGAGTTACTGACACACAATTAACTAATTTAAGAAGTTTATTTTCACCTGTAAATTCAAATAATTTTAATCTAATTTTCAACGGTAAAAAACAATTTAATTAATGGCATTAGAATATTATAATAGATACGAAGGATTTATATTTAATGGTCAACAAACAGTTGTACCATATGTTAATCTGCAATCCAAATCTACAGATAAAAAACACATATATATTATCGGACAATCAAGGTTAGATAAAATATCTCAATTATATTATGGGACACCTTTTTTTGGTTGGTTAATATTACAAGCAAATGGTAAATATGGTGGTTCAGAAATTAATATTCCTGATAACGCCATTTTAACAATACCATTCCCTTTGATTAATTCCTTATTAGATTATAAAGGTGCATTAGAGCAACAGTTCTTCTATTATGGCAGATAATATACATATTGAAAACGACTATCAAAATATTTTTGTAGTTGACCCTAATAAAGTTGATTTACCTAATGGACAGGTAAGTGATAGAAACATTGCTCAAGAAGAATTAGTAATGTATGCTAATTTAGAATGTAACTTACAGGCTAGAAGTAAATTAATTGTTGGTAGTGGAGATAAGCAACTTAGAACATTAGGTCTTGGTAAAATCAATTTTTTAAAACCTACTGGTGAAGATTATTTAAGTACTAAATGGACTGAATTACAATCACAATCCAGAAAAGCTGATGAAATAAATGGTGAGTTATTAGGTATTACTCAAATTAGTTATAAAGTAACTCAACCATATACTGCTGAATTCACAGTAAATTTAGAGGACGTAAGAGGGAGAGCCTTGTTTGAAAGTGGGAACGACTCAATATATTCTGCGTTTTTTAACTTACCGTATCCTGTTTTTTATTTAACATTAAAAGGATGGTATGGTAAAGCAATTAGATATCAATTATTACTAACTAAATTTCATGGGGCATTCAATTCATCGACAGGAAATTTTGAAATAACATTAACTTTTAAATCGTTTACATTTTCAGTTTTAAAAGATTTGTTTATGACTGATTTATATGCGGTCCCTCAAATGTATCAAACAACTAAAATTGACAACTCTAATAATGGTGTTGTTGTTGATAATAATGTTACACAAAACTTTTCAACGTCGACAACATTTTTAGGTAATGATAAAATTATTGAAGTTTATAAAAAATATAAATCAAAAGGTTTATTACCTCAAGATTTTCCTGAATTAACAGTACAATCATTAATTGAAAAATTAGATACTTTTATTAACACTAGTTTAGAAAATTTAGGTCAAGTTTCACTAAACCCATTAACTGATTATGAAAAATATTTAAAAACATTAGATGAATTAAATTCTGAGATAGTTTTATACAACGAGTCTTGGTTTAACAAATGGCTCAATTTAGAAAAGTTATTTGTTATAAAAGAAGGTACTGGAAATATTAACGTATATACATACCTTTTAGACGATAGTTTAAATGAAGCATATACGGATTTAAAATCAAAAATTGAAAGTAAAATTACAATTCTTAACAAGAATGTAACATTTGGGGATTCGGGTGGTTTATATAGTATTCCACTTAAAAGTGATGATATTTTGAACTCTTTAAGACCAACTATATCTGAGTCTTATTTTGACTATGAAAAAACAAGATTAAAAAGATACGGAAATGCTACTGTAACACAACAACAAATAGATGATTTAGGTGTTGAAATTCAAGAACTCGTATTTAAGAATAAAAGTAATCCTTTTATATTTACTAATCAGGGTAAAAACGGATTTACCAATTACATTCAAAAAATTAAAACAAAATTAAATTCTTATAAAGAAGAATTAGAAATTAGTCTTTCAGACCAACTGTCGGAAATATTAAAATCGCCTTCAGGTATTGGATTTCAACCTACTATTAGAAATATTATTGGAGTTCTCATGGCATCCGCAGAAGCGTATTTATTACTACTAGAAGATGTTCATACTAAGGCATTTAACCAAAGAGAAAATCCAAAAAGACAACAAAGTATTGGTGGTTTTGACAAAAAAGAAAATCAAATTAATCCTATCGTTTACCCTTGGCCTCAATATGTTGTTGGTAAAATAATTGATGGTGTTGAAAAATTTGAAATACAATATCCTGGTGACCCAAATTATATAAATCAAACTGGTGGAGATGATTATGAGGCATGGCCTGAAGTAGAATTTGTTGAGGAATATACTAAAAGTTTTATTTTGAGACAAATCCCTCCTAATACCACTCAATCACAACAAAATACAAATGTCATTTTAAGAAATTTAATTTCAGGATTTGATACCATACCATCAAATATCTCGTATAGTAATTTATCAGTACCTGATTTTTTCTTTGAAATTATGGAGAGATTACAATTAATTGTAAATCTTAATGGATTTTCAGGTGATTTAGGATTTAACACTATTCTCCCTTTTTTAAGCCAAACTGAGTTTGAAAATATGAAAGAAGCTTTAAAAAATGATAATGGTGGAATTACTAATATTCTTAAAAATGGAAAATACAGAACTGTAACATCATTTAACGAATTATTATCTTCTTTTTCTGTTAGTTATGCAAAATATTCAAATGGATTTCTTACTGTACCATATTTAATTAACGAAGTTAATAATTCTTTTAAAATTTTAGATAAAGATTTACCAGAACAAAGTGTTTTAGTTTTAAAAAAAACTATAAAATTAGTTGAGGATACTATAAAAAATAATGCATATACTAATAATTCTTTAGATATATATCCATTTATTAATTTAAATTGGTGTAAAAATAATTTAGAAAATGGCTCAATTTTAACAAAAGATATTATATATAGTACAAAATCTTCATTATTTTATAATGATTTTAGTAAAAAAATATCAAATTATGATATAAATGATGCTATCGGTATATCAGGATATAATAGTAAATTACCTAATCAACCTATTGTTAATTTAAAAATTAAAAGTAATATAATTGATACTGAAACATTAAATTTAAATACATTTTACACAAATAGAAAAGTTAAAGATTATGTTTTTACTGAGGGTAAAGTAACTTGTACTAACTCACAATTTACACAATCTCAAACAACTTCAATCCTTAACACACCATATTTTATTAACGCAATACAAGAAGGTATTGAAAATGAAAGAAATGATTCTGACCATCCATATATAAGTGCCTCTTATTTATTTTTAAATAGTTTACCTCTAACAACAACAAAAGAAAGATATACTTTAAATGACACGGCAAATAGTGTTAAAAATAATTTCATATCAACAACATTAAAAAAATATTCAGGTGTACACGCACTACCACTTCCGTGGATTGCAAAACTTGGTTCTATATGGTATAGATATAAAAATTGGAAAGAAAATGGTGTTGATATTTTGTCAAATATTTGGAATAACTTTGATTATGCTAATAACTATGACCCTGTTAATGGACAGGTAAATACACCATATATCATCCAAAATAACACGATTGTTTTACAACAAGATGTTCTCTCTTCACAAGGATTTACTTTAGGGTTTTATCCAAAATTAATAAATGATTTTTATTATTTGGTTAATGGTGTTAATTTATTTTCATCAACAGATACTACAATTAATATTCAAAATAAGATTAATGATGGTATTACATCAGGTAATATTTGGATTTTAGATGGTTCAGGAACAACGATAGGGTCTGATATTATTACAACACCGGGTAATACAAAAAGTGTTAGAATAAATACTATTAGTGTCTTAGTTAAAGATATTCAAAATGACAAGTATGTGATTACACCGTCGTTTGGTTTATACGACACAATGCCCTCATCAACAAATAATCAATTAATTGCTGAAATTATAAATTATTCTTCAGGAAGCGGTTTTACAAGAACTTCATTAGTTGATAACCCAAGTATGTATAATGGTAGCGTTAGATTATTATGGGGAGGGCCTAATTATGGTTATTTTGATACCACACAATTTACAATTAATCCTCCTGACAAATATTTGAAAAAAATATACACGGGTGGAACTGATACACAATCGTCATTTGAATTATTCGCGGAGGATGAGTACGATTCAATTGAGGAGATATTTTCAATTTTTTCAAAAGATGAGTTAGATAGTTTGGAAAACATATTTTTAAATTATACAAAATCAATTCAAAAAAACACTCAAAAAGAAAAATTTCACAATGTATTAAAAGGTATTTTAAGTACAAATTATTTACCTGAAAACATAACAATCACTGATATGTTATCTATACAATTTGCTCAAATGTATACCCTTACTGATGTTTTAAACACACACATTAGTTATAATAAATTAATTTCAATTGGTAACCCTAAAAAATATGACAAAAGAATTTTTAGTAGTGTATCCTCAAATCCATTATTAAATACTACACCACCTGGTGGTTACATTAATAACTCATTACCAACTTCAGGAGGGACTACAACATTATCTAATTCACAATTGTTATATCCCGAAGCTTGGAAAGCTTTAGAATTGTATGT